TGGTATCAAATATTGTATAACAACCTCATAACAGGAGGGAATGTGGCCTCCGCTGCGCTTCTTAATGCGGAAGACCAGATAGATAACTTAACCGAAAAAGAAAAAGAGTTATTGAACATCCGGGATGCCCTACTTAAAATAGTAGTAACGGAGCCTGCAAACACACCAACTACTACAACCACTACCTCTACTTTTTCGCAAGAGGAAGCAGATAAGCAGTTAAAAGTATTCAAAAAGTTATTATCTGACCAAAAGAAGGCTTATGAGGAGTACACGGATGCTATTGATGGACTGTCAGGTGACCGCTTATTAATCGTAAATGATGAATATACCCAATTAACTAAAAAAGGGAAAACCTACCTCGAATTTCTAACGAAATTGTTAGAAGTTGAAAAGAACGCAGCAAAAAGAGATTTAATTTCCTCGGAAATCAGAACAATACAACTACAAAATATAGTTACCTTTCAGCAGGATGCTCAGGAAGAAATTGATACGCAGAAAAAAGCTACAGATGATTTATTAAAATTGTATGCCTCATATACGCAAAAACGTCAGGACATTGAAAACAAATATTTTAAGATTATTGACGATTTTAGAATTAAGGGGTACGATAAACAAGCGGAACAAGCAAAATATGCACTTGACAAAGAGTTAAAAGCACTGGATGATAATTTACTTGCAAATAATGAACATTACCAGAAATGGCTGGAAAATACGTTACCTAAAATAACAAAAGCTGGGATTGCCCAATTACAAAAAGAATTGGGTAAGTTACAATTGGACCTTAAAACAAAAGTACTTACTCCTGAGCAAGTTGTGGAATATAAGGCACAGATTCAAAAATTACTGGAAATCCTTAATGAAAAAACTAATGTAGAAAAAACCTCTGAGGAAGTATGGAAAAGTACATTAGAAGTTATGAATGGAGTTAACACCTTAATGAATGATGTGATAGTCTCTTTTGATAATTTAGACGAATCGACAAAAAGAATCCTTCAAACAACATTAGAACTGTCCAGTGGAACCATTAACCTTATTTCTGCATTTAAGGCTGTTGGACAAGCTGCCTCCGCATTGGACAAAGCCTCTGCCATATTGGCCGCGATTAGTGCAGTAATGAAAATAATTAATTCACTATCCAAAGCGTATAAAGAGGAACAGGAAGCTCGTGTTAAGGCCCACATTGCTGAATTAAATCAAATTCAAAAGGTAAATATTGCATTAATAGAGCAAAACAAATTATATGCCCAAGGAAATTCATATTTCAGTAATGATAAATGGGGTACTGCATTAAAGGGGTTGGATGCCTATAACAGTGCCTTAAAAGCACAGAATGAATTATTGCTGGAGGCTGCAAATGCCAGGGACGAAGATTTGCGTAAAATAGGGGGTATCGCTCTATTTGGTAAAAATGAACGTGAACGTAGAACTCAATCTATAATTAGAGACTATGCTAAGAATTTTAGTACAACACTGGAACAAGCTTTGGCTGGCATATCTGTTAAGACTAAAGATAGGAGTGGTATTGCTAATTTCTTTGGAGCAGCTGACCAATATGATAGTCTATTACGATTATATCCAAAGCTTATTGATGCAAATGGAGAATTGGATACGATACTATTACAAAGTATTGTGGATACTAAGGATTTGACAGATACGGACAAGGCTAGATTAACTAATTTAATTGAATTGGCTAACTCTGCACAAGAGGCTTTTAGTCAGTTCGGAGAATATGTATCTTCTATATTTGGGGGGATTGGGGATGAAATTGCACAGGCATTTTTCATGATGTATAAGACTGGAGACGATGCTATGACGGCATTGCAAGAATCATTCTCTCGAATGATTGAAAAGTTTACGCAGGATGCCATTGAATTCGCTTTTTTGCAGCCGTACCTTAACAGTCTAAATGAAACTACTCAGGCATTAGGAGAACAATATGCAAAAGGACAGATTTCAGCGGATAAACTACAGGAAGGTATTATATCATCATTAGGGGATTTTTATAATACGTTGGGACAACTAAGTCCTCAAATATTGGAAGCATTTCGACAAGCCGATGTATTGGCGGCAAATGCTGGTTTTGATTCTGCGTTTAATAATGATATTGTTAATAATGATATTGGAACAACAGTCCAAGACCCTGTAATCGTGGATGATATATCTTCTCCTACTTCTGTAGCTGGGCAAATTCAGCAAACTATTTCACAGGAAACTGGAACAGTAATTGAAGGAAGGCTTGGGGCTATTATGTTGGACATGAATAGGGTAGTTGACCAAAATCAAGATATGTTGGATTATGCCATTCAGCATTTATTATACCTCAAGCAAATCAAGGTAAATACTGATTATCTCCCTGAAATAGCCGACAATACAAGAAAAACATATCAAAAATTAGAATCAATATGAACATATTAATAGATAATACAGATTTGTTGTCATATTTCGGAATCGGGGTTCTTGATTATACAGGGGCTTTTGATTTTCCCGCGGAACGTGAAAATGAAAGAACCTGGGCGGATAAGTCAGGAGTTGATAAGAACCTGGTTAATATCCGATACGAGCCTAAGGAATTTGTACTTTCTTGTTATGTTAAGGCAGGTAATGAGTCCCTGGCATATGACAAAATAAACGCCCTAGTGGATTATATGTTTACAAAGGGGGTATTTGTACTTACCTTAAAAGATAGTGTCTTAGGAATAAGGAAATCATTTCTTTGTGAACGTTCAAATACAATAGTAGGAACTATCCATATCCGTCCTCAAAATTCATTGTATAGATTCAATTTAGGATTGAAGGATGTTAATCCTAATGCAATCGTTTATCAAAATACAGTAACGGCAGGAGAAACCACAATATTGTACGAAAAAGGCAGGAACGCCTTAATTTATTGGGGAAACGGGGACCGCGCGGAAGTTAGTAATTCTGGTAATTATACAAAATCGGATTATACTGAGGATGGTGAAATTGATATTATTATTGATATTGATAAGAATGAAACAACTGTAATCAGTTTAAATGCAGATTTTTCCGCCGATGTTGTAAGTGGTATTAAACCACAAGCCGTACAATTTACTGATACTTCCACGGGTGTGGTTGAAATTTGGGCCTGGGATTTTGGAGACGGTTCGGCAAGTTCTTTGCAAAATCCTTCACATACGTACACGGCACCTGGAACTTATACAGTAACCTTGCAAGTATTCAATAATAGCGGAGGAGCGGACACGGAAACAAAAGTAAATTATATTACCATTAGGAATGCTTGGATGAAAAGAAACGATACGGAATATATATTAAGGAATAATACTGATAAAATTGATAAAAATTAAACGCCATGGCAGATGAACGAATAAAAGATTTTACGGGGGCGGTTAGTTCCGCCCAAATTGGGGCCTTATTAGATACATTGTATTTGGCTGTAGATGACACTTCCTTCACGGATGCAAAAAAGATCCTATTAAAAAGCATTTTAACCACTGCGGTTGTGGACGCTTCCACAAATAATTATCAAGCAATGACACCTAAGGCTTTTTATGATTCTGTAATGACTACAACCAGGAAAGGAATTGGACAGCTTGCCTTGGATGCAGATGTAACAAATAAAACTGGTACTGGATTATTAAATTCAGTTCACCAGGCACTTATGCAAGCTCAATGGTTTAAGGATTGGTTTGTTAAGAATGAGTATGCCCCGAAGGCAATAATTTCGGATACTGGAGATTTAACTACGGCTAAGGCTGTGGCATATCAGGCGGTATTTTCTGGAGCCGTTGCGGCAAATGAATTGATTTATTTACATCCTGCTGAATTGCAAGACGCAGGTAAATCATTTAATAACGTTTATATGTCATATGTATATGATAGGATTGGCATTTTAGGCTATGGAAATATTAATTTAGCTATAAATGATGGAGGTGTACAAACTATTGCCCAAGGGCAGTTTTATTTTAGGTTAAATCGGGCGACGAATTACCTGGCAATGTACACACCATTTACTTCCAGCTCTGTTAAAATTTCGGCCACAATTAATGCAATAATTGAAGGATAATGCAATACCAAATATTCAGAAATAGCAATTTATTAATTAATGTGGAACCTGATGATAATTCCGAGCTTTCTCAAAAGAAGCAAACGGAAGATATTATTAGGTTAAATTTCACATTAAATTCCTATGTGGATATTCAAGTAGGAGATTATATTTCCTTTGAAAAAACAAGTCAATTATACAAGATAAATAAACGCCCTGAGGTAATTGAATCTCCAAAAAATTATCAATATTCCTGTATATTTGAAGGACCTTTACATGAACTGAAGAAAACAAAAGTATTTTACACTTCAGGAACATACAAGGATTACAAGTTTCCATTGACAGGTAACGCTCAAACCTTCTTAGCTTTCATTGTTTCTAACCTAAACAGAAATGGTGGAAGTTATGTTGCTGGTAATTACAAAGTAACTGCCACACAAAATATTGAATTTAACAATTGGAACTGTTTTGAAGCCATCACGGAATTAAGTAATCAACTAAATTTTAGTTGGTATCTTGAAGGTAATATTTTACATTTCACGGATAAGCCTGCAACGTCTCCGCCAGTTTTTCAAGTAGGTAGATTACTAGGATTTACTTCATTAACCAGAAGGCGGTTAGAGAATGAAGAAATACAAACAATTGTTTATGGCTATGGAAGTACTGAAAATCTTCCACCTAGAATATCCGAAACAGGCCTAACTTATAATAGTCCATTACTAACGGAAAATAGACTATTTTTTGAAGGAGAAAATGGTGAAAGTAAATTATCAAATAATACGGCTGAATTTGGTAACATTGAAAGTATACAGGAATATGATGAAATTAAACCGGAGAGAGTTGGAACTATTACTAGTGTGGATAGTGTTGATTCAAAGATAATTTTTGATACCTCCTTAGATTTTGATATTGAATTACAAAAGTTGCCTGGTATCTTACCTAAATTAACTTTTATTACAGGTAAATTATTAGGACTTACTTTTAATATTTCTGCTGTTTATCTTGATAATAAAATAATTTTAGATACACTTTCGAACGAAACAGGAGACTACCCAAATGCAATCCAAAAGCCAGAAGTTGGAGACCAATACGTTTTAGTGGATATAATTATGCCCCAGACGTATATAACTGAAGCCGCCACAAGATTAAAGGAAGTAACTCAGGCGTATGTAGATACTAATTCAAAGGAATTAGAATTATACGATGGTGTGGTGGATGCTTCATACATTGAAAGCAAAGGAATTGAATTAAATATTGGACAGTTTGTTAGGATTATTTCTGCGGTTTTTGGAATTGATACAACTTATGAAATAAAAGAATTGACCCAATCAATAACAGAGCCAAGCAAATATAGCATTAAATTTGGGGATGTTATTCCGAAAAGTTTGTTGGCTTTGTTAAAAAGTGCTAATTTTACAACGCAACAGGAAATATATAACATTCAAAAAAATACTTATACCGTAAATGAAACAAATAACACGGTCACTAATATTGTAGGACAGGACCTAGCTTGGGAGGAATTATAATGGCAAATGTATACTTTAAATATGGAACTGAGGCTCAAATTTTAGCACTTACCCCGGCAAGTTCTTCCTGGGTTGAAAGGGCTTTCTATTATCCAAGTGATAAAACATATTTTTATCAGGCCTTAAATGGTGTTATGAAGAAATATGCAAGTGGAGAAGGTTCAAGTGTAGGTATAAAATTAAACGGGCGTTCAATCGGAGGAGTTAAATCATTAATCGAATTAAACGATACATTGGAAATTCCTGAAAATTGGAATTATAACACATTTTCCTTAGATGTAGATGGAGTTATTAACATGGATGGGCAAATTAACATGATATAAAAATGGGACAAATAAACATAACTAAAGGTCAAACACCGATTGCAGCTCCATCTGGAAAGCTTGGATTATCATTTGATGCCAATGATAATCTTATAATTATTGATGAATCTGGAAATTATATAATTGTTGGTACAGGCTCGGGAGGTTCTACTAATATCATTGCAGAATTAGGCGTTGGATTAGAGGCAGCTTTACCAGCCATTGGTTCTATTGGGGAGTCCTATGTAACCACTGACACTTTAAAAGTTTTCACGGTAAAGGATGCACTAAGTTGGAATGAAGTTGATTTGGAAAAAGGTCAATTTGTAGTTAACACCTTATCCGCTATTGAATTGTATAGTTTTGATGGGACTTCT